CATCATACTGAGTTAACTTTTCTTTATCCCTTAAATAACCTAATTGCTATTGCATTAAATCATTTAAAGACTGTTGAGCTGCAACGTTTCCTTCATTTTCTCTTATAGCATCCTCAAAAGCATTGTTTAGTTTTTCCATTTCATAAGCAGAATTTATTTTATCTAAATATGTATCCGCAGTATCATTTAACATATCCCATTCATCTTTAATGTCATCAAGAGTATGTCCATTCCCCATCATTTTATCATAACGAAGGAAGGTTTCATCAATAACATTGTTATATTGGTCTGTAATATTTTTAAGAGCATCCTCTAAAGTAGCATTTAAATTCTTAACACTATCCATCCAATGTTTTTCGTATTCTTTAAATCTGTCTTGAGATTCTTTATAAGCATTGGAATCAACACCTTCTGTCTATGCTAATTTTTTCATACGAGCCTATTCTTCCATCATGCGGCCATACCACAAATCTTTTTCTTTTGCTAAGAAGTCTAACTGACTATTGTTATTCTTCTAAATTTCATCATAGTATTTACCCATAGCTTCATAAGCTTCGTCTCCATACATTAATTGAATAAGCTTTTTATTATGTTCAAGAGTGTCTCCTAAGAATTCATATTCATCCATTTGCTCATCGAATGCGGCCTGCGCTGCATCGATAGCATCAAAAATAGATTGTTTAATTTCATCTGCTAATTCTTTAAAATCTGTCATTTCTGAAGTTAAAGAGTTTAAAATACTTTCAATTTCTTTTAATTGAGCAGCTCTATCTTTTACTGTCATTTCTTTAAGCTTTTCATTTAAGTATGAAGCTGAAAAAACACCGGTATCACTTTTTGTAATAGTAGTTAATTTATCCGCTAATTGCTGAATAGAACCAGTTCCGCCTTGATTGAAATAAGAATTAATATCTGCAAATCTAAAATCATTTAAACCTAGAATATCATCATCTCTTAGTTCTTTTACAATATCTCGTCTAAAAGCATTCCAATCACGTTTTAACTTAGCTAAATCTAAAGTTGCTTCTATCTTTATTTCTAATTGCTGTACTTTATTGTTTATTTGTTCTTGAGCGTTATCTATTTGTTCTTGAATAGATTTAGCAATTTCTTGTTGTAATTTATCATATTGCTGTAAATCCTTCAAAGCTTGGTCCATAATCTATTTTGCATTATTTAAGAAGTCTTTATTTTTCTATTGGTCGTCCGCAGACATTGAATTCCAATCAGCAACCTTCTTATTATATTCATCTAAAATTTTAGCATGAACCGCAAAATAGTTATTTAAGGTACCGTCTTTGTCAAATGTAGCTCCATATATCTTTAAATTATTTGCTAACTAAGCTTGCTATCCTCGTTGAAGATTTATACGTTCTCTAATCACACGGTTTTGTTTTTCAAGAATCTATAATTGTTTTTCAAGATTATTTATCTTATCTTTCCCGTTAAGCCTATCTGACTATTTTTGAAGCTTAGTCATTTCACTAGCGAGCTTATTAGCTTTTACAGTATTATTACGATAACGATCGGCTTTATTAATTGCGGGCTTAGCTTGGCTAGGGGTTTTGCCTTTACCTCCTCCGCCCTTACCACCTTTGCCGCCTTTACTACTATTATTTGAAGGTGCATTGGCTTTCTTACGAGAAATGTTACCACCACTACCTTTTCCATTTTTAGTAATAGTTTTTATTGCATAAGTACCAGGCTAATAAGTTTCTTTTTCTCCTTTAGTGCTATCGTAATGTCCAGGCTTGTCTATCACAGGAACATTAACTGGTAATGATAATCCTGCAAAACCTAAACTAGCATTTCCTAAAGATTCCATCTTATAAGTAGGAGGAACATAGTACTATACGTTTTCAGATTTTTGATGAATAGCATCTGGCTTTTCTTGGAACTCTACGTCATATCCCATTCCTTTAAATATAGACGCCATTTCATCACTGGCAATATTAGAAGCATCTATCATATTATTTAAACCAGCGATTAAATTACTATCATCAACAACAGTACCAACTTCAATAGTAGCATCATCACTTATAGCTTGTAACTAATCAAATAACTGTTGAGATGAGGTATAAATTTCTCCTCTATCTATATCCATACCCGCCGTTATAGTTAGTTCTTTACCACTATTCTAAACTGCATCCTCTAACTTACCCCAGAGTTCATTTTCAATTAAACCTTCTAGATCTTCATAAGCTCCAGGTATTCCATCTTTTATTGCTTCAATCTTATCAAGGTTATCAGCTACAAAGTTCGGACCTAATAAATCAAAAGACTCTTTATCCATATCAAAAAGATTAGCTAAAGTTTCTGTAAATTCTCCCCACTTATCTGCTAATACTCCAATATCTCTATCTGAAGCTAAGAAATCTTTAAAGGTAGCATCCCAGTCTTTCCAATTATCTATTAAGTCTTGAGTACCTTGAGAAATACGCATATTTGCGGCTGCTACTTGTCTAGCTAAGTATTCATTATTAGCATACTACTCATTCGTAGCTTGTAATAATTTTACGTACTCTTCATACTTTTCAGGATCAAAACCAAGGTCTGACATTTCTCTTTGAGAAACAGTTTGTAATGCCATACCAAACTGATCACCATTAATATCATCATGCTCTAGCATTCCTACCAATTCAGTCATAGTTTGAGCATTCAGTGCGGCCGCTGACCGCAAAGCTTCTGTAGATTCTTGTAAATAGGCTGGTAATTCTTTTGCTTTGTCGATAAATTCATTTAATATCGCCAATCTATCATCATATTTAGATTGCCAAGCCTAATCTCTCTAAGAAGGATCTATATTCAGTAAATCTTGAATTTCTTGACTAACAGTTTGAATATGTTCCTAATCAAATCCTAATGCCGCCCAAATATCAGAAGAATCTTCACGTTGTGAGACCTAATTAATAATATCATCTACTAACCCAGTCTTTTGATCTAAAGATAACCCTTCTGTAGTATCAACCTTATTAATATCAAGAGCCTCTTCAACTACTTCAGATACCTATAAAGCTGCATCTTTAATAGCATCAAACTGATTTGCGGCCGTGATATAATCTGGATTCGTACCTACTAACAGTTCTAATAATTTAGGTTTAGAACCAATAAATTCATAACCTTCCGCAACTCGTTTAAAGAAAGAAGAAACACCAGCATCTAATTCTCGAAGTTTATCATAATCATCTTCAGATATTATACTATATTTCTTTAAATCTTTTGTAATTCCATTAACGGTATCTTGAGTTTCAAAAATACTATCAATAGGATTCTCAAATTGACTACTTTGAACTTCTTTTTTAAACGCTTTCCATTCGTCACTTGCTAAAATAGCTTCTGCACCAATATCTTGTAAATCTTTTTCTAAAAGATTTAATCCTTTAGAAGTCGTTAAATCTGCTTGAGCAAATAGTCCTGCAACAGTATCAACATCTTCTCCTGCTAAGTCTTTTATTGCAATTAAAGATTCAATACCACTAGAACCTACTCGTTCAAAAACATTAGAAAAAGCTTCTTCAAAATTCTTTTCAGTTTCTAATAAGAAGCCCTGACCTTTTATTTGACTATTTAACGCAGCTTTAACTGGCTCTAAAACAAACTATCCAATATTCTAAAAATCCGTATTTGCAATTTCTAGTTGATTTTTGAAAGCTTGAATAAAGTCTTCCGCAGAATCATATCCTAAATTTTTAATATCCTGTAAATAGTTCTCTCCAAAAATATTTTGAAGAGTACCTTCATCCATATTTAAAGATAATAAATCTTTTACATCTTGCTAAGTTCCATTAATTCCATTTCCTGCAATAAACTGTTTTAATCCAGTTTGCTGAGAAGAACTTAACCCAGAGTTATTGATTTCTTGTAAGACTCCTGCGGCGGTCTCCGCAGAATTACCTAGCTGCTCAAGTGCTTCTTTCGCGGCAATAGTAGAAGCAATCTGTTCCGCTGTAAGAACTTGCAATTGATGATTTTCATCTAAAAATGCAAGAGTTCTATTATTAGCGCCCCCTCTTACCGCATTAGAATCCATTGCCCAGCTAGTTCCTTGAGCTTTATTTAATCTAGTTAAAATATCTTGAACATCAGTGTCTGCTGTAGTTGAAAAACGAGACATTCTACGTTGCATCTCATCCATTAAAGAATCCTAAAGAGTTTCAATTTGATTCTTTAAATCACTACCAGCAATAGTACTTGCAACTTGCTTTCCAATCTAATTCATACCTTTATAAGTTGAATCTTCCTATAAAGCAGTTTGCGCCATGTTCTCATACATTAATTTATCAGCAAGCTCATTACGTTGTAGTTGGATTCTTAACTGCTACATTTCTGTTTTACTAGAAAGTAAAGCATGAACTTGCTATTCTTCTAATCCAGTTTGGCCGGCTATCATTTGAGATAATTTATTAAGATTATCTGAAAAGTCAGCTGTTCCATTCTAAATGGCTTTATTATAAGCTTCCGCAACTTTTAAAACGTCATCTGCGCTAGATAAAGAAGGACTAGCCTCTCCGCTAGAATCTTCTTTATACCATACCCTGTTATGACCTATTGCTGCGGCAGCTGCTCTACTCTCCGCCTAGTTCGCGTGACTAGATGCAATAAGACTAGCATTCCGCGCGTTTTGTAATCCTTGCTCAGCCTTTTGTAAAAAGTCTTTCTCTCCTTGTTCAGAGAGAGTAAGTTTACCATTTACATTTTCTACATGCTATGCTAACTCAGGATATTTAGCAATTAAATCAAGGACTTTATCATTACATTCTTGAAGAGCATCTCTCCACTATTTAGTTCCAATAGTTAAATTATTAAGATTGTCTTCAGCAGTCCGTAAATCTTTTAAAGCATCTTTTAAATCGTTTACAGATTTTTTAGTATCATCAAAACTTTTCTTAGCATCATTAGCTACCTAGGCTAACTTCTTAGCATTATCCGCTTCTTTATTCCAAGCTTGATATGCTTTTACAATTAAGAAGATGGCGGCTGCAACAGCAGCTAAAATAGCTAGATAAGGCCCCATTGATAATACAGCTTTTGCCCCTGTTACCTAATATTCTGCCCCCAACTCTTCTTGAGATACCATAAGGGCTTTAGTCAATGTAATTCCATTTTGTCTAGCATAATTAACATACGTTGCAAATTTTTCAAAAGAAGACCTAACACTTCCAAATGATTTTGTAATACTAGAAAGACCATTTGCAAACATTGTAAGTGCCATAAAGCCACTAGTAAAAACTTGAACTATCTTCTACCCAGTAGAAATATTTTCATCTTTTACTACTTCATAAAGATTTGCTACCGTTCTAAGCCCTGTTACTACTTGACCTAATCCTGCAACTATATTTACAAAAGCTCTAACATTTGCAACTTGCTATATAGCTTCTCTGAAATTATCTACACTATCTTGAGCATTGTCCATTCTAGCTTCAACAATTTCTAATTGTCCTTCCATCGCTTCTGATGCTCCAAGATTATTAACATCAGCAGATAACTCCTTCATCATTTGATTCCAAAGAGATTTTATCTGAGAAATATTTTCCACAGTAAGTTCTGCAGGAGAGTTTACCATATCACCTACTAATTGATTTAATTTTTGATACCCAGAAAGACTTTCAACTATTTCTTGACCAAAATTAGAACGTAAATTTTGCATTGTCGTTCCAAGTTCGTCATTTGTCCACATTGCAAACATATCTGGATCTAATAAATCTTGAGTACTATAACCTTCAAAAATTCCTTTGGCATCTTCTGTTACTTCATTTAAAAGACCTACTACCTATTGGAAGTTATCATTTAACTATTTAGCTAAATCTGGATCTTTTTCAAGTTCTTTTCTAAACTCTTTAGCTTCATCAAGATGACCTTGTAAAAGAACTTTTCTCTGCTCTTCCGCAGCTAATATCTTTATAAGTTCATTATATTGATTAGTTTCTTCTTCGGTCATTATATCATTATAAGGAAAGATTTTCTATTTATTTTGTACTAAATTTTCTATAACGCCTTCCTTATAACCTTGCCCTTTACCGAATTTCCTAGTAGCTTCTATATCTTGATTTTTTATTTTTTCATTATTTAGTTGCTGTTGAAAATTAACAATAAAATCATTTAATTCTCTAGCTATAACATCTTTAAAAACATAAGTTGCGGTAGATGCTAAACCAAGTAAAGCAGTACCTCCGCCCCCTATACCATCTATAAAAGAACCTAATAAATCTGTTAAAGTAGTAAGAACTTCATAAGTTCCTTTTAAAGTATCTTCATTTATTAAACTGTTTTTTACTCTTTCTCCTGCCGCACCAAATTGTTCCATTTTAGCTTCAAGAGAATCCATATAGCGAGCATTCTTTTGTGCTAAGGTGCCTTCCGCTTCTAAAGATACATTTAATAACTCACTATAAGTTGTCCAGTTATCAAATAATGCCATTAATTGGTTAACTTGTCTTTGACCACCCATTGTTTGAGCAAGATAAATTTGTTGCTCTTTAGTTAAGGTTCCCCAACGTTCACCAATTTCTGTCATTACTTCTTCTGTCTAACGTAATCTTCCAGTAGCATCTAAAACACTAAAACCTAACTGTGCCATTCTACCAGAGTAATTACCTAGACTAATTTCAGCTTCATCTGCTCCTGTTACGATATCATTGATACGAGCATAAACTGTTTTGAAAGCAGTACCAACAGATTCAGGAGCTTGTCTTGTTGTAGCTACAACAGTAGCAATCTGAGCATTTAATGAATCTGCACTCACTCCTAATGAATTAGCAGTAGATGCAACTTTACTCATAGCAATAGCTAACTCACTCATGTCAGACGCACTTGAATCAGCAACTGCCGCAAGTTTATCAACATATAACTCAGCTTCTTGATTCGCTACTTTATAACCATTCCAAACAGCAGTTAGGTAGTCTGCCATCTCTTCTCCAGCACCAGTAATATTCTGAGCCTTTAAAGTAGCTTCTGTTCTAGCTTGCACATCTTGTTCACTTAAACCCTGTTGATAAAAAGTCAGTGAAGATTTAGTATAATCTAATGTACTACGTCCTAAAGCTTTTGCAGCCTAATTTGCTTGAACGGCAAACTGAGCCATTTTAGTAGTAGAATCACCAGTAACAATTCTAATATTTGTTAAAGATTTTTCTAATCCCTATACATAAGTAAAAGCTCCTTTTACACTACCTGTAAAAGAATTCATAATACTAGAAGCAACGCCCCATTTTACAGTATTAATCATAGTTTTACCCATGCTCTGTACAAGATGGTTTGTTTCTTTTAATTTTAAATTAGTAGTAAGAACTTCTGTTGCCATTCTATGAAAAGCAGCTTGTCCTTCTGGCCCTGCTAATTTTAGTTTTTGATAAACATTATCTATACTACCTTCTGAAGATTCTATCGCTTTTTGAAAAGCTTGTACATTAGTAATACCTAAAGTAGGGTTATAGGCTTTTTCTAAAGCTATCTAAACATTTCTAGCAGCTTCCTGTGCACTATTTAAATCAGTGGCGATACCTTTAAAATTCGATAATTTAATATTTTGTATATCTTGGAGAGATTTCTTTAATTTATTTAAACTGGTATTATCAACATCAAAATTAATACCAAATTTTATTCTTCCTCCATTTTTGTCTGCCATCTATAATCCCCTCCTTGCTTTATTTATTTAAATAAAAAAATAATGCTTTCTTATATTATTATATAAGAAAGCATTACAAATTAATTAATTTGGTCCGAAGTATTAACTTTCAACAATAGCAGGTATAGGTCTACCTCCATTAGCAGCTTCAGCAAAAGCTTGAACCTATTTATATTGATCTAGATTTATATCTTTCAATATATCTGCGGCCTCCGCTGCCTGTTTCGGAAGATCCTAGATTAAAATCCTTGCAATGCCAGAGAAACTTCTTTCATACTTTTCTTGGTTCTCTCTCATAGCTTCTAGGTATCCATACAAACTTTCATATTCTTTTTCATTCATTGCTCCTAGAATCCGATTTAAAATACCTGTACTCTAGAGCTCATCATATAATTGAGCAAGGTCCGCGCGTTCTTCTTTAGTAAAAACTAAATCTGTATACATAAGAACAATATACATATTAAAAAGAATATCAAGTTTAATCTAATTAACTATACCATTTTCTTTAGCCTATTGTAATGCAATTTGAACTAAGTCGTTTTTCTGCATTACAGGTAAATATTGAAGAATATGAACATCTTTACCTTGGATAGAAATAGTCTTTACCTAATCTACCATTTTTAAATCTAAGTCTTTGTATTGCATAAAGCATACCTCCTTTTAAATTCTATTTTAAGTATATCATAAAATTTTAGCAAAAGCAAATTTAAATAAAAGAACTTGCTAAAAATTTTGCAGAAACTTTTATCTGATGAAGTTCTTGAACAATATAAGAAATTCTTTGTGCGGCCTCCGCCCAGTTATTTCTTTCTCCAATATACGCATTAGGAAAATGGCGGAATTCCATTATGTTTTTATCATTAAAAGTTACTGAAATTTGACGAGTTTTTTCTTCAATCTGACTAACTATATCATTAGCAGATAATAAAGTCATATCTCCTGTTAATTTATTGTTAATAGCAAAAACGTTTACTACATCGCTATTACTATTTTGAAAAATATCTCCTGTTAAACCTTCATAAAATAAAATACTTTTCATGGCTAAATATACAGTAGATTGTTCTGGGTAACCCGCTTCTCCTAAATCTTTATCCGTTAATATTTTTCTTCTATTATCTTCATCCTTATGTAAACTAGCGTAATTTAAGAAGAAATTAACAAAATCAAAATCTAATCCTAAAAACAGTGTTAATAAAGGAGTTTCAGATACTACATGAATCCAAGTTTTATTTTCTTTAATAGAATAGTTTTTATTAGAAATTCTTATGTCATTACCATCCCAATTAAGCTAAATATCTACTTTACTTTGTTTACGTTCTATATTTCCATTAGCATTTAGTGTTAATTTCCCGATAGTTTTAGAAAATGCCGGGGCTCTATAAAAACTTCCTTTTTTAAACTAAGGTTTAATCTAAATACCTTTATCTCCTCCTTTATAAACCTGTCCTTCATCGAAAGCTTCTTTTATATATTCTTCCAAACTTTTATTTGCTGTTTTTCCAGCTACATAAGGCAACATTCCAAATATATATTCAAAAGCAGTTCCGCTCCAAAGAGCTTTAGGAGGAGTTGAATTAAATTGAGTAATAATTTCATTAATTTCATTTCTTAGTTTAACACTCTTAGCTTGTTGTCTTAACAAAGAAGCCTCAGTAGAGCTATTTCTTCTATATATATTCTTTAATTTCTAAACCTCTTGTTTATACTATTCTATCTTTCTTTGGATCTATTGATAAGACATAGTAGCATCTCTTTTTAAAAGCTCCTATTTCATATTTGCTTGTATTTGGTCTAACTTATCTTTAGTTTCTTCTATATCTAATAAAAGACGTTTATCATCAGCACGGTGAGCGCTTAACTTTTTAACGTTCAATCCTTTTTCATACACTTCATCAACTAAAACTACACAATTATTAAAATCTATTCCTTTTATTTTTTCACTGATTTTTTCTTGCATAATTTTATCAAATTTTTCTCTTACTTCATTAGCTAAAGCATTATAAGCACTTTCTTCTCCCGGTTTAGGATTTTGAATTTCATTATAAGTATCTGCAATTTCTTTTAATATTTTAGAATCTATTGTAGCAATTCTTCCTTCGTAAGGTCTTGGAATAACAAGAGCCGCCTTACCTCTGTTCATATTAATACCATGCTCTAAGAATCCTTTTTTACTACTATGGATATAATTACCGATTGCACTTTGAACTGCCATAAAATATCAACTCCTTTTATAACAAAAAAATGGGAAGGAATATAATTATTCCTTCCCATTCAATTCATATTTAATTACGGTATCGCGCTATCATTTGCTACGATACTTTCATCTTCAAGAGTAGTGTTCTTTAACATTACACTATGTCCTTCAGAAGCAGCTGCTTCACTATCTTCAACAACTTGAATTACACAAAGAACTTGCTTAGTCTTATCGAAATAAGTATATCCAGGGAAAGCATCCATTGTAAAATCAAATGTAGAAGGGTCTCCAGTACCAGACATTGCAATAGTAAAACCAGATTGAACTTTAACATTAGGGAATGTTAAGTTAGCAGGCATATCAATACCAGTAGCTTGCGCTCTGAATAATGTATCAGCTTCAACATAGTAATAACCAGCAAAATCTTCTGGAGTAAGCTGAATTTCAGAAACTTTTTCAGCTTTCTTAATTACATAATAATCTACCATTACATTAGCTCCACCGGCTGGTAAATTATCAGTACCATTAACTTTAGGTGATGAAACAGTTAATTCACTCTTTCCAGTAGTTTCATTTTGAGTAAATGTAATACTACCTGTAACAAGATTTCCAGTAAGAGAACCATCATCTTCAGTTATAATAATAAAAATAGGTGCATCTGCACCAGCATCAATAGTAATTTTATTACTTCCTGTCAAAGGTCCGAAAGTTCTTAAAGCATCTGTTAAATCAATCTTGCCATCAGTACCAATTGTAGCTCTTGTTGTTGCATGAACATGAACTTCTTTTTGACTTTCTTTAATTAATCCAGCACCAGATAACATAGCAAGAGAAACAGGAGAAATAAGAGCGTCAGTTACAGTAAATGTAAGAGTCTTATCACCTTCCCAAGCAATTAATCTTGAGTTACCTCTACCACCTTGAGCATAAACAGTAGAAGAACCTTGCTCCATTGAAGAAGTAGTTGCTGTATCAATATAAAGGACGGGTTGACCAACCTGGAAAAGATTTGTTCCAATTTGAGTTTTTTGTTTTGCGCGGAAAACGATATTCGCACATTCACGTACACCAAATTTCATTTATGTGTCCTCCTTAATTCTATAATGAATTATCATCTAAATCACTCATCCAATTTTGGACGGTTTGAACATCTTTAGCTCCAGCTAGTTTTAATCTAAACATTGTTTCCCAATCTTCATATAATTTAAAACGTCGGAACTAATCTATTAACTGATATAATGAGTAAGACATTAACTAGTTAATATCCTTCTTTAATCCTACCGAAAGAATAGAAATATAACGATATAAAATCTAAACATTCTATTTATTTGACTTTCCTTTTAATTTAGCTACCTTAGCCCTTCCTTTATATATCTTATCAGCTATTGCTCTCGCATGAGTTCCTCCCGGATTATATTTACCATTTGCCGTTTCATTACCTTGAATATAATTTAAACAAAACATTTCTGACACAATATTTTTAAAACCTTCAAAATTCTACTTAGTTAAGGAACATTCTTCAAAACCTTCCTAAGTTTTTCTTGATAATAAAATGCTTGTTGGTAAAAATACAACTTTATAATCTGGTAAGATTAAAAGAAAAAGCTACTGTAAATAAATTTTTATTTGCCCAATGGTAGAATCATTTTTATTCAGTATCATCAATAATACTTCAAAATCTGTTACTTTTTCTAAATTAAGTTTGTCCTTTTCATCTAAACTATTTTTAGAAAAAGTAAGATATTGACATCCTTTAAAAAAATTATTTTCTCCTATATACGAAATCTCTTTAAGGCTAGGTTGATGAATAACAAAAGAAGCTGGCTCATATGGAATATCCCTTTTAGACATTAAAGCTATCTTTTCTATCATTCTGACCCATCTTCCTCATCTAAATCTTCTGTAAAATGTTCTCCAAAATAAGAAAGAGTGTAAGCTGATAAATCCTAATTTAACATTACTAAACCACAACTTAAAAAACTATAATATCCTATTCCGGTTAATTTAATTCTAGAACTTAATTGTTTTACAGAATTCTTAGACTCATCTGAGTAAGTATTTAAAATACCATCTATATAAGCCGCAATCATTAAAGGTCTTATATCTAAATTATCTAAAACCCATTCATCATTATAACAAATAATATCAACATGAATGATATAATTTCGATACTCACTTGATTTTCTATTAGGAGTAAAATTATCTAAAGTAATAACAATATAACTTTTTATTTCTTCATGAGTACCTCTCGCAATTTTTGTATTTAATCTAATATACCCTTTTTCAATCATATCACTAACTGAAAAATTCTAAACAAAAGCATTGTACTCATCATCTTTTTCACTACTTAAACAATCTGGAGAGTTTATAATTAATAAACGTTTTAATTTATTACTATAAGGTCTATTCTTAATAAATAATAATTCTAAAAATTTATTTAAATCTCCAGAACAAGAGAAAAAGGGAGAATAAATCTTTTTTGTTGAAATTAAATCATATCTCATTTTTTATCTCCTTTTACCTCATAAAGATTTAATATCAACATGGATAACATCTTCCCCATATCCAATATCAAATCCTTTATTAGCCTTTTTGCTAATAATCTCTATCTTTAAACTATCTTGATCATACTCTAATACTTTAACAAGAGAATCATCAGATATATACCAATCTTTCATCTCATTATAATTTTTAGCTTTATAAGTAACTATATCATACGGGCGGACGCTGGTTGGTCCATCGATTCTAGTCTAGAGATGCTCTGCATCATACGTAGCCTATTCCTCAGCTTGAGCAGCTGCCGCCTCATTACTTTCTCGCATAAATTGTTCTGAAGTAGTATAAGTTTCTTTTAAAGCAACTCTTATAATACCAGAATCAAAATCTCCTGTCTTAGTTGTAGTATAACTATCATTATAAGCTTGTACTTCCCATGGTTTTCCGTCAATTACTATCCTATCAAAACGTTGGAAAAAAGCTAAAGTATCTTCATCTTTTGTGATATATAGCAATTTAGTATAATTCATATTATTCCAAACCCAACGTTTCTTATGATTCCATAAAACAGTAGTTTCATTTGGACCTGTCATCCATCCTCTATACTTAACTGTATTCTCATTACCATCATCATCTATTACAATAATCTAAATTTCTTGATCAGCTTTTCTAATCTCTGCTCTAAAGTAAGCTGTTTCTTCAGAGTATTGCATATAAACAATCCAATATGTATCGGGTGTCCATTCCTCTTTATTTCCATGTACCCATTTAAAAACAGTTCCGTTATGAAAATTAGTCTCAATCTCTTCCTAACTTCCCTAAGGAGCCTATTTAAAAGGAATAGAAATAATCTTATCTTCATAATCAACCTTTAATTTATCATGATTAATCAGACATTTAAAATAAGGCTCTGAATCAATTAATGAATCTACTATTTGCTATAAATTCTAAATATATTCTAAATCATATCTTTCATACTCTGTTAAAAGAGGATAATCATTTTCTATTTTTTCAAGCGCCTTGATTTGATTTTCACTTAACTATTGTTGGTCTTGTAATAAAGTAATTATAGAAATTAACCCATTTGCAAGACTATCTTTTTTTACATCATATTTCTGAACAATTGCTCTTTGGTAAGAAGCCAATAAAGCTTTTTTCAAGCTTCTTAATTTATCTTCTCTCATTCTAACCCATTGATTAGACCCGCCCCAAACTCCTAATCGTTTGTTCATTGAATCTAACGCTGAGCCAGAATTATAATAGTGGTCAGGATTTTTATCTAAATCAGCTCTTACCCGCTTCCGCATATTATCTCTGGCAGACATTTATTTTTAACTAATTTAGTAAACTAAGTAATTCTAATATAATACGTCTATATAATATCATATCAGAATCCTTTGTTAAACTAAATAATCCTTTCATTTTACATAAGATTAAAAAGAAAAGTTCATCCTGACCCTCAATTAATTTTGCCATTCCCGCAATTTCTTCAATAAGTGTTTCTAAAGGTTTTTCCCAATTTTTACCCTCTTCTCTTGAAGGAAGTAGCTTATAAACTTGATTAATAATTCTTTTTAAATTTTTTGCAACGGCCTCTTTTTCTATTGCAACACCATTAGTTAAAACCACTTGCCCCATGTACCAGTTCCTCCTTTAGGTTGATATTGCATTATAGAATCCATTGTTGTTTTATAAATACCATCTATGACTTTTCTTCTTTTATATAGCCGCTGCAAATGGAATCCTTGCTCTTGATAATGTTTCTTTAATTGCAAAATTTTTTGCATATGGTTAGCTTGAGAAGTAAATTTAAAATCACTTCCGCTATATTTCATACGAGTATTTTCAACAGTAGCA